GGCAACCGCTGGTCGGGGGATGCCCAACAATTGCTTAACGATCGGTGTCAAAGATTGCTGGGTTGGTGTACCCATTGTGTCAAACGCTGCAAACGCCGTCTCGATGCTGCCACGTGAACGCCAAAGAGCTGCGGCATACATAAGCGTGCCTAGCGTGACATCGTGACCCGGTGACGTGGTAAGGCTGTCAAAATAGCCTGCCTCTTGCCGGCGGCGATAACAGAAATCGTTTGCCGCGTTTCGTGCCTGTGTAGCAAGCGTGTAGTCATCTGATGGGTTGGTGATAGTCACGCCCAAATATGTGACCAAATCTGCTGTTGTAATCCATGTGCAGTTTTGTGTATGTACAACACTGCCTGTATAATCCACAACATAATTTACGCTTGTACCTGTGCAGGCGTAGATGATCTGGTTAGGTCTAGCCACGTTTGGGTTAAATTGGAATTCGCCAGTTGTCGAGTCAACACCTGTGAACTCGTACTGCGGTAAGTCAAGCACTTTAAATGTGCCTGCAAACGGCGCAGCCAATCCACTAACTGTGATGCTTTCGCCTACAACAATTTCTGTTTCCTCAAGCGTGCTGATGCACGCGTAGTTAGAGATGAGTTGTTTACTAGCTGTTGTGTAAGTGGCCATGAGCGGTAGCCCCGCTCTCGACTAAGCCTGGGTGATCTTGCGGATCATTCCTGGGATCGCAGCAAATGTTGATGCGTAAAGATGGAAACTCATCAAACGGCCCAAAACTGATGGCTGTTCTACTGACATCAAACCGCGAATGCTTTCATAATATTCAAAAGCATCGCCAGAGCCTTGACCGACTCTTGTAATGACCATAGTTTTGGCGGCAAAATTCGAGTCAACCACTAATTGCAACCCGAGTGGGTTTCCGTTCCACGATGATGCGTTTCCACCACCGAGTGCGTTTTGACCTGTGAGGCCTGCACCGATGAATGGGAACACTGGACGGCCTGTGGTGTCGGCTAGTTGGCCCATCTGACCCCATACGTCTGGTGAAACAAACATATGAGTTGGTGTGAAGTTACGGCCGTTTGAGATGTCAACTGCAGAGTCATAAACTGACTTCAACAAGTCGGCTACTGTGCCGTCCCAAACACCAGACGATGTTGCAGCTGCAAGCAAGTTATCTGCAGCCAAGTTGTCGGATGCAATCATTGCTTCGCCCATCAAGTCGTTCAAGATAAGTGACATTGCTGGACCTGACGTGAAGTCAACATCCTGAATTGAGAGGGTCACTTGCCCACTGAGGGTAGTTTTTGTGACCGAGTTTGACGCAATGACCATTGTTGTTGCAGAGACTGCACTTAGTTCTGGTGATTGTGCTGCAACTGATGTGTGCGTGGTAATGGTTGGACGAATAAACGTCTTTGATTGTCCGCCATCTGGATAAGCGCGAGCACCAAGTGCATTGACTACAGGTCTGACGAATGAGAGGTCCTGTACTAAAGGAAGCAAAACGGGCACTGGTAAGAGGCCCGGTGTGTCAGTCGTGAGCACATCGCCTGCAGCTGCTTGTAGCGCTGTGCGGTTTGCTGCACTGTACTCTGCAACGGCTTTGTTCATGTTTGCGTATGTATCGCCACCGATGTGGTAAGCGGCCATAAATTCGCCTGCTGATGGCAGTTTGAATTCCTTTTTTGCTGCAGCAAAAATTGGTGCAGTTGGAATGGTTGCCTCGACTACTGGTGCTGTTACTTCGCTCATGTTTTCGTTCTCCTGTGTAGGTTCTGTTTCTATAATACTTATTTCTTCGTCTTCGTGTGGGATACTCGCCGCGATGTCGGTAATGATCGCACCTGCAAATGCTGGCACTGGCACAAGCGACAACTCAATCCAATCGGCGGCGGTCACTGTGATCGTTCCGTCTTTGGCTGTGGTGTATTTAGTTGGGTTTACCCCAACCGATACAGAGTCCAAAACACCGTCCATTGCAAGGATTAGTGCCTCATCGCCAGCCTGTGTTTTGCTGATCTTGGCTGTAAACAACATCCCCTCTGGGCTGTCCACGCGCTCGCTAACAATGCCAATGGCGTTGGTTGAGTCGTGGTTCATGTAAAGACGTGGTGCTTTGCCGTCAACTGGCAGGCTGCCCTGTTCAAAGATCACTGACGTGCCATCGGCAACGGTGGCTGCAACGCCGTAGGGCACTGCAATTCCAGTAATTTCGCGGCGGCCTGTTTCGCCTGCAGCCGCGTCAATGCTGACCTGTGATGCAATAAGTTTAATCATGATTGCGATGGTAGCGCATCGTCACGCTCTGGTTGTGACATCTCGTTGTTCTCGCTGTAATCGCCCATCAAATAATTCTCAACATCAAATTCAACATATGTGCCGTTAGGTAGCACGTTGTTTTGGCTAAGTGTTGACGCAATGCAATCGGCGTAGGCGCGCGCGCCAAAAGTCCAAAGATCGGCGCGGCTCTCACTGCTCGATTGGTACGAATAACTGCCTACCGACACGCCGACCAAATATGGTGGCACGTTGCACAACCGCGCCATTTCCATTGCCTGAAATTCGGCAGAGTCAATTAACAGCATTTTGTCTGGGCTGGTGCTGGTTTCAGTGTACGACAAATACTCGTTGAGTGCCGCCGTCTGATTGGTCATGCGCGCTGCGTTAAACGCGCTGGCAAGGTCTGCTAGTTCTTGTGCGTTTAGTGGCTCCCCACCAGTTTGCTTAAGGATGCCGGCAGGGATAGCGCTTGATGCGTTGCGATACCGTGCTGCTTCTAGTTTTAGCGCGGTGGCAACTGATTGCGTTGACATTGACGTGATGCCCTGAATAGGTGACAAAAACTGAATGACATCGTTTGGGTCTAGTTGACCACCGCTAAATTCTATTTGCTTAGACGGCGCAAACCACACTGGCCCTGCTTGATCAAGAGTGTTGACCATTGCGGCTGGTAGGCGTGTAAACGATGCAGGGTAGCCATCTGTTTTGCTTCGACTGGTGACGTACCAAAACGCTCTGCCAAAATGGAATAAATCGTCAAATGTCCAACTTAAAATAAAATTGTTTGGCACGGATGGGTCAATTTTTCGTAGCCAAGTGCGCGGCGCTTCTGGAATTTTCTCCATCGTTTCGCCGTTCCACATTTCCTTATACATCTGCAATGGCATACAGCCAATCACAGATGCGATCAAATCGCGCGCACGGCTAACGGTAGGCACTGACATTGCAGCGTTGCGTGCTTCGCCTTCTTGGTAGTTGTAGTACATGCCAACCATGCCAGCGCCAGTGTTGTTTGTATTTGGACCCATGTAGTTAGTGCCAGCGGCAGCGGCTTTACCTGGTGGCGGCGAAATAGCGGCCTTAGTTACTTTGTTAAATAATGCCATGTTCTTAGTGTGTCACAGTCTGTGCTTGTTGTGGTGGCATCGGCCCGGTATGCGATGCGGTATCCCGACGATAAGCAAGCCATCGAGCCGATGCCAAGACGAGCCTACTGGTTAGACACAACCAACATTGGTTTGCCAGATGACGTGGGTCGGCTGGTCAGAGCTGCTGCCCAAACCATGCAGCGCGCTAACTCAATTGGGCCAGGTGATCGTTGGCTCGATAGCGCAATGCTGTTTTGTGAGCGAACAGCAACAGCGCGGCTGACGTGTTCGGCAAGTTGGTTGCTGCCGTCATGCCATAACAGTTTTTCGTTAATCATGTTTTTTACTGACGGCGTAAATTTGAGTATTTCGCCATACCCGACAACTACCCTGCGGCGCTCTAGAGATAGCGGCCAATGGTTGTCAACGGTTGGTGTGATCGCAAACTTGATCTGTGGGTTAGCGCATAGGCGCTCTACGTGGCTCAACATTTCGCTAAATGTGTCTGCCACAAACTCGACTGTTGCCACCGTACGGCGATCAGGTAAAGCCACGCAACGCACCGCAAAATACCGTGTGTCATCAAGGCTTGTCTCAATCGCTACCGTGCCGCCGTCAGGTATTTCGCCCTCGTACTGCAACGCAGGCCATTGACCCGGCTGTATCCACGACTTGTCGCTAGCCACCCAAAGATTGCAACTGGCGCGCAGGAACGCGGCTCGATCAGGGTTCTCTGACTCTGCCAACAACGTGGCTTCCGTCAAAGTAATGCCAAGCGCTGGGTTGCCGTACACCCATGCCTCTGGGGTCATCGGGTTTATGTCTGGCGGCGGTGACCACTCTGCAAAATAAAACGATGCGTTTTTACCTGTGTCAATAGCGCGTAGTCCTTGCTCACGCCAGCGCAACATTGCCGTAGATGCCTCTGTGCCAGCCGTTGACCACATAGACAACAACGGTGAAACCTGTGCGCGTTGAGCCGGCAACAGACCGCCGTCAATAACCTCGCGCGAAATATCCCACATCTCATCAGCCACCACCAGCGATGGGCTAGTGCCGTGACCCACAGAATTGTTGGCGGCGCGCACCAACCAAGTTGAGCCGTCAGGCATCGTTACTCTGTTACGCCCATATGATTTCATTAGGGTTGCGTTAAAACGCTGTTCTAAGATCGGTGACAATTCGTCAAACAACATGACGGCCAGATCGAGCCTGTGCGCTGTAGATAACACGGTTTGTTTCTTGCCACGTATCTTTGGCATCTCTGTAAGCCACCAGCCAACGAGCGCCATTAACGCAGTGGTCTTACCGCACTGGCGCGCCGTAGAAACAAGGCTCACACGGTTAATTAACTCAAAGTTTTCGTCATAAAGCAGCTGACCGTCAAGCGCGGTGTACTGCCAATCCATAAGTTCCACGCCCAGATGCTCACTGGCAAATTCCCTAACTTGCGGCGCAAACGACCCCACGTGATCGGGCCTCGATGTCTGCAATCTTGGCTGAGCATGACCAATCCCTGCCGGTTGTCGCTGGTTAGGGCTGGTTGGGATA